ATCATCATTCGCAGCCTTTTGAGCTTCGATGTCGGGGTTAGTATATCCCGGCTCCAATGGTTCTGGAACAGGCTTGTTTGACTTTGGGTCAGCAGTTATTTCGTCGAGTGACGCTGTTACAGCGGGGCCAGTTCCCCACGCTGTTGCGAGTGGTGGGTTATTGGATTGAGTCTTTTTGTGAGGGTCATATCCAAACAATCCAACTGCGTGTTCTTTGTCTGATTTGGCAGCATCCACAATTATTGACAATGCCTTGAGAATAACAAACGGCATATCCTGTGATGGAATATCAAACCCTGCATTCATCACACCACTTTGTTGTTGGGATGGGGGTGTCGAATCTGACGGACCACCCACAGGCGGTTCTGATGCGGTAGGGGCAGTCTGAGAGGGCTTAGGTTGTATTGGGGCCACAGAAGGCGGCGTTGACGTAGAAGATGCCGCCGTAGTAGCCGGTGGCGGCGGTGGTGGCGATGATGGAGGTGCTGCCGCTGATGGTAAAGGTGGTGGAGTTGCTGTTGGTGTCGCTGGAGCGGGCTGTTGTGGTATCACGGGCGGGACTCTTTTTAGCCCTTGAAGCTTCTGTAAACTTTTTACGACTTTCGCCATATTTCCAGCAGCCTGCCATCCACTTTCTTTTGGCTGCATTTTTGCCAACGTCTGATAAACTTGTTGTGCCCCAAGTCCCGTGGACTTGATAGCATCTTTCACAAAGTTTTGAAAGAGAGACAAAATGTAATTCTTATACGAATTGGTAATGACACTTGGATTATTTGATGCCAATGCTTTGTTAAGCCCCATGCTTCTTTTGGCAGCATCCCACATACCTTCTTTCGTCAAAGTCTTAAGTGCCGAAGGATTGGGCTTGACGCTTGACTGATATGCTCCGACTTCGTATGGCGTTAAAGTTTGGGATAGTGCATCTAAATTTTTACGAATCTGCCTAGAGGTTGCATCAAGTTTAACGTCGGAGCCAAGCATTGGAGATACTTGTGTTTTCCAATCGGTCATAACTCGTTCCAAAGAAGCCATGAAACCATCCCACAACGACTTCAATTTCGTCTCGGTGGGATTTTTAACCTGATAACCAGCCATTGCTCCGATTGAACCCATTGCCTGAGCACCTTTAGCTTTTAGGCGGTCAAAGGTTCCCTCATTGACATAAGGGGAGCCGAGAACATTTTGAATGTATTCGATGTCCATGCGTATAAATATACCACTGACATCTATTCTTGCCATAAATCCCCTATATCATTGGCATCACCCATTCATATTTAAAGTGCCCACAATCCCATATTCGATCATACCCATTTAATTGCATATTTTGCCATTCTGTTAACTCTGGGTCATAACTTTTTAAAACATCTTTCAATTTATGTTTTTGAAACTGAATTCGGTTAATAGGAATACAATTGTTTTTATGAAAATAGAAATAACTCGGCGGAGTATCCATGCATTTTGTCATTCCTATTTTTTCATATACTTGTCCCGTAAAAAATCTCCTATTACAATAAGAAATTATGGATTTAGGTCTGCGTGTTTTAATGAAATATGAAAATAGTTTAGATGACGCTCCAATAACACATGTATCAAGTTTATTACAAAACCTAGATAATTCATAATCATATTTTTTATCATATCTCGATTTGGAAAACGTCATACATGACACAAGAATTCCATCATGTATAAGTCCTAATCTAATAGAACTTTTATCATCTCCTTGAATGTGGGTATGGCCTAAAAATTGCTGTTTTTCGGCATTTGAAACTTCAACAACTTGACAATTTCGGGCGAAGATGCGTGAAGATTTATGCAATGCGTTCTTTATAATGCTTTTAATAATACATTGTTTATTGAGCCATTCCCAATCCCATATATGAAGAAGACGGATATGATCACAACTTATGGTTTTTTGTAAATGGTAGTTTCTATCTTTTTTTCCAAATATTTCACTGTGCCATATAATTCCATCGCATTCTATACCAACATTTTGTGAAGGAATAAAAATGTCAATTTCATTTCCGTTTAATATAGTTCTATCATGTTTTTGAATATCCGATATGCCTATAGAATGTATAAAATCTATAATTTCATCCTCAATGCGAGAATGAAATTGGTTATGAGGATAACACTTCAAACATCTTGGAATATTTCCCGAATATAAATTATCCTCAAATATATTATTGCAAGCTACACATTTAAATTTATAAATGTGATTATAATCAGCCCCGTGATATTCTGTTTCTTTAAATAGTGGTAATACTTTCCCCTTCAAACGAGGTCCTCTGAAAATTAGTTCTATAGTTTTAGATATTTGTTTGTGTTTTTTCCCCTCTTTAACTTTAGAAAGTTGAGAAATATTATTAACTCCATAAGCATTTAGAAATGCCTTATATTTTTCAGATTTAAACCCTATTTCTCCATTTGATGTTCGGTAAATTGTAGATTTTTGTGTATTTGGTGATACATTCATTCCGTATTTTTCTCGATTTGTTTGTAGCATTTTTTCTCGATTATTATACGATGAATTTCCATATCGAACCATTTTTGTGTGTTTTGCTTTTTCCACATTAACATAATTTTCATTTCCGTATTTTTTTAATAATGTATTTTTTGTTTTTATGGAAGCATTTTTATACGCTCCTTGTAAACGTTTTTGTTTTATTTTATCCTTTACTGATGATAATTGTGATGGATGATCCACCCCATATTTTTTACGAAAAGTCTCTCTCAATTTTATTCCTCGTTCAGTCATATAATACTCCTGTTCTTATTGTTCATACTCATAAATATAACATACAATAAAACAAAACAAAATTCAATTTTTTATAAAACAAAAAAAGAAGGCCCGCTTTAAGCGGGCCTTCTTGAAATATTTCTTATGTAAGTTCTTAATTATTAAGAATTTGGAAAACTTGCCCCCGTTGGCAAAATATTAAAGTCGAGTATAATAAACTCTGCGGTTCTAACAGGTTGCAGATAAATTTGGCCATATAGAATATTTCTATCAATCAGGTCTGGCGTGTTATTCGTGTCGTTCATTATGACTTGGAAGGCATACAGACCACTGCGTTGCTGCACGCTTTCAAGGTAAGGATTGACAATTGCCAAGAACTTGTTACGGGTTTGTGACGTGTTCTGTTCGAACACCAAGAAGCGGGCCGTCGAGGCGAAGAACTTCTTGATTTCGATGAGCAGACGACGGACGTTAATACGATTCAAGGCCGAGTCTTTGTTTTGCAGAGTCTTCTGACCCCAAACCACAAACCCTTGTCCCGGGAAGGCGGCGATTGGATTCACCTTACCCACATAGAGCGTATCACGTTCCAAGTGAGTGGTGCGGTCGGTTACTTGCGTAGCCTGAGTGATTCCACCACGGTTCAAACCTGCTGGTGCCCACCATTCTGCCGCCACACGGTCATTGGAAGCATAAACTGATGGCATGACGACCGATGGTGGAACAGTCACGATGTCGTTGGTGTTGGTGTCAATAATCTTGACCCAAGGATAGTAGGTTCCCGCATAGCTCGTGTCGAACTCGCTTGCAAGGTTGACCACTTCGTTAATCTGACCTTCACCCGGGTTACCTTCGTCAAGATAAATGTCGAGAATGTAGAAGCAATCTCCACGAGCCTCGCACATTTCAACTACAAGGTTCGTCACGTAGGAGTGGAGTGAGTAGATGATACCGGGTGTCACGATGAGGTTGATGTCAAACTCATCAGCATTTCCGAGAGCACCGATACACTGTGCATAGGCGATTGAACCCGCCGTTGTGCTCGTCGCACAATTCAAACCCTGCGTATTACCAGCGGTGATGTCCTGACCGATATTGATATGAATTGCGGGCGACTGTCCGTCAAATCCGCCTTGGAATCCGAATATGAAACTACGCATCTTGGCATAGGTGGATTCATTTGCGGCGTCAACAATGGATGGAATGCTTCCGCTCAACGATGGGTCGAGGAGAGAACCAGTTCCAATACCGTAGGCCGTATCAATTTGGTCAAGTGCGAAGAGGTTGTTGTTTCCAATCGTAGCACCAGCAGGGACAGGAGCAAAATATTGCTCATTGTCACGCCAATGTTCGACTCCAACCGATGACGTTGGATACAACGAAGTCAACTCTGCATCTGCACCGACTGGCGGTCCATCGAAGTCAATACCCGATGGATACTTGCCGGGATTCAATCCATAGAGTGAAGCGTGCGAGTAAGCCATTGGATTGCACCAGTTACCCATTTGACCATTAACGGGGGTTGCATAGGCTTGGAAGCCGTATGGAACTGCGGTCACTGGGTATGGGTTTGTGGCAGTAATGACACGAATTTTTGTGCTGTTGTTGCTGTAAGTTCCGAATTCGAGTATTTTACCATCGAAACGTATGTAATTGTAGCGGTCACCAATGACACGTCCAATGAATTGGGCCGAATTCGGGTCGAGAGTACACCCGATAAACTGTTCTAGAATTACAGTTTTTTTGTCCGTATCGCTGTATTGGCGAACGAGAACGTCGAATGTTCCCCAATCACTTCCTGCGACGGTTCCAGCAAGTTTAACATTGCTGATTTCAATCTTGAATAATTTATTTGTGTAAGTTCCATCCGCAATTGTTGCAAATTGGAAAAGTGGGAAACGATGAGGAGTTCCACCATTCCAAGGAGAAATTTGCTGTGAAACAACCCAAGGAGTATAAGCGTTTGTCAGAGCGAATGCTGAATCGCCATTAGTTAGGTTTAATGACCACTGGTCAGTGAAATTCATTGGTTCATCAATCCACGAACCAGAAGGCATCGTAGTTCCATGAACTCTCCAATGAACTGGATCGGCAATGATGGTTGCAATGTCG